AAGTGAACCTGAAGCGAAGGTGAATGTGATCGTTGCCCCTTCATCGCCAAGACTGATCGGCGTGGCAGTGGTAACGGTGTTTCCAGTGCTATTTTGAGTGGCATCTCCACGGCAAACAACAGACACTGCAGCTACCGCCGAAGCGCCGCCGGTAGTTACTGTTACCTTGTAAACTCGGGGCACAGTGCCCGAGAAAGTTCCAGCCGACCCAACGGTCAAGCCGGTCAAGCCTGTGTTGCCGAACCCGGCAATCGGTGCATCAACAGCTGCTGAACCAAGTATGGCCTTAGTAAAGCCGCATGCTTCAAGAATTGGCCCCCAAAAGGGCTCAGTGCCAACGACTCCACTGGCGAGCAGCTCACATTCAAAATCAAAATCAATTGTTTCACGGCCGATCAACTTCTTTGCTGCATCGATCCCCTGATTCACGATCAGACGTTGCAGTTCTGCAAAGTTGTAGCCGGGAAGAAACTCATTCGTTGGCACAGCGTTGGCCGTGGTCAGAGTCGGGTCAGTGTTTATCTCGCTTTCAGCTCCAGCCAAAAGCAACATGGCATTTGGTCTAACAGTCATTTATCAACCTCCCTGGGTCAAATCGTTGTAACGGTAGCGTATAGTCAATCCAAGTGTCCCAGATGCCCAAGGTTCGAAAACCTGTGTATCGGGTTGTTTCTCGGTTATCTCTGCCGTTACCGCCATCCCGCTCAATTGACGGTTGGCAGCAATGGTTCTACAAACAAGAGCAGCCTGTTCGAACCAAACTTGGCAGGCGGTCTGGCCAGTAGCCGATGTGACGTGCAAACGAAGAGTCAGCCGCCAGAAAGATTCAATGATATTCTGTAATTTGGCATCCAGCGTTTCGGCACCAGGCTCAATTATCACAGCCGAAAACTCCGTGGTCGCAAGATCACGCCATCCGAGCTTTCTGGTAGTCACTAGGGCGAATCCAGCCGCCGTCAAAACTGTCGCTAAGTTGCTCAGAATTGTATTACTCTTGGCCGTCATGCCTGCCTCGCCGGTAAGTGCCAAGTCTGACCCCACGTCCAGATATTAGCGTCGAAGTCGAGAAATTCTTCAGCAGTCAGATACATCGCTCGCTTGTCGTAAAGTGGCCCAAAGCCGCTCAATGACGATCTAATAGCCTCAAGATAGGCAAATGCCCCGGTGTGGCCTCGCAAGTCTCTAATTTGAAGAGTGATTCCGAAATCAAGTAGACGCTCTTGAATCAAGGCATCACGATTTGTCGGCTCAGAGAAATGGCTGCCTCGATAGGCAACAAGAATCAGGCCCTTCGTAAAGGGCAACTTCTTAAAATCAGCCGGTTTATCTGGAAACGCCCGAATAGGCAAATCGGTGATATCCGACTCTAATTGCGCGACTATGGCCGCTTCGATTGTGCTAGTCAGAGTAGTCACTCAATAAATCCTTGCTGAAAATACGATCATCCGCAAAATGCTCGGGAGCGTTCTCTTGAACGGGCGCTTCCCCTGAAGTTTGGTTGATACCAAGCACTGCACTGCCTCTTGAAACGTTTTTCAAGAAGGCGATGGCCTTGTCATAACGCCCGGTGATTTCAGGTGTCAGATTTACGCCGTAAAGTAGATACCTAACGATGTCACAGGTCAAACGAGTCAGAATGGTGGGCACCTCAGCCAGAGGCAACGCATACCTACTTGCCAGATATGCGTTGACCTCAGCTTCAGCGTCCACAATACTTTGCTCGATGATGTCGGAGTCATAATTTCCGGTCGGGGGAATAGCCCGGTCCGTCAGGCCTATAAGCTCATCCGCTCCGAATCGATCAATCATGTCCTGCACCACCGCGTAACTCATTTTTTACTCTCCACCTTTGTTTCCGGGGTTAGGGGCTTCTTTTCGATCGCTTTCACGGCCAGAAGCAACTTTGCCTGATCTTCTGGAAGATCGATTTCGGCACCTTCATTGAAGGTCTTTCCGTCATGCTTTACCCTGTTTAGGCAGACGTAGCTGCCCTTACTTGTTTTTGCCATGTCGGTTACCTTTACGCTACGGCGTTTTGCACGTAGTAGCCGAGCTGATCGGAGGTAATGATTTCCTTCACCGACTCGCCGACACGCACAAGCTGACCACCACGCAACCCGATGTTTTTATCGGGTGTGGACCCTGCAACACGAGTGCCGAATTGGGCTGTAAAACCGAAAGTCATACGATTGCCGCCGGTTCCGGCCAAGCTATCCCGATAGATCAACGCCAGGTGTTTTCCCCATACGCGACTTAAAGAAACATCCTCGCCCTTTTTGGAGCTGTTCAGATAAGCTTCACCGACCAGCACATCATCAAGCTCGAATAGTTCGGCAATCTGCCTGCGAGTGGCGATACCGGAATCACCGCTATTGCCGTGAACGGCTTTCACGATCTTTGGATGTCGCGCCAGGGCCGAGAACACAGCGCGACCCATGACGGCGATATTACCGCGCATGATCATACTGTCGAGGCAATCCATGATGATCTCGATGGGATCAGAGGCTACAAAGTCCGAGAACTGATCGGCTCCCGAAAGGGCGACCTTGTTGCCCGTTGCGTAATTGTCGGCGTTGAAAACGGCTGAAGCGGCCCGATACTCGCGGTCAAGCAAAATCAAATCCATCAACCCTTCAGCAGAACGATTGAGGGGGTTGTAGCCTGCTGGCGCATTGGTGATATCAACCTGCGGGACAGGATCATCAAGACCGTAGTCCTCGCAAGAGCTGGTTGTTTCGGTTGCTGTGAAGCTGACCGTGTTCGGCTTTGATTTGCGGCCAACCAACGTATTTGGAATTGTGAAGCCTTCCGCCAGAGTGTGCAGTAGATATTTGAACTCCATCTTGCCTACAGGCGTTCGAGGTAAAACCTCGTCGGCAATCAGGCGTTTGTTGCGATAAGCAATGACAACCGCCGTCATGACGGGATCAACGGGAAAAGGAAAGTTGCTCATAGATAGCCTCCTATTGATTATCTCCGCTTAAACAGCAGCGTGGGGGAATACGAGACAGCGCACGATTCTGCCCGCTGCTCCAGTTTCAAGGACGATACCGGCCGCTCTTTGGCCGGTGGTAGCAGTCACAGCTTTGGAATCAGCGTCGGCGGTAAATGCAACCCCAGTTGAGATGTCCCCAGCGCACATGACTTCAGCCTCGCCCATTAAGACAACATCCATGCGAGTGTTGATCGCTACGGTTCCTGGTTGACACACAACGCCGATTTGGTTTGCTGCGGCTGCACCGGCTTTCAAAGCCTGTGTATCAAGCGTTCCTGCCTTGGCAATCAAGTATTGCTCAGTCGCCTCTTCGGCGCTGTAGTTCTTAATTAGCGGATTCATCTTTGCCTCCTGACACTCGTTCGACAGCCTCAGAAAATGAAATCTCTACGCCTTCGCCGGAGAGCTTTTCTTTCAGTCGCCCAGCCTTTTCGGCCACTTGGGTAGGTGTAAGACCTTCGCCACCGGCCTTACTGTCTGGAGCACGCTCGGCCAAATCAACCAGATTGGGCTGTTTCTCCAGATAGCTTTTGAGGAAGGCCAACGGCGTCAGCTTTTGAGATTCGGAAAACTCGATAGTGCCCTCGTTATCGATGGCCTCCATGAGGTTGACCAAATCGTCTTTGAACGTGGGAAGAACCTTCCCGGCCTGAATGAGATTGCCGACAAACCCAGAGAGTTCCACACGGCGAATGCCGTGCTCACGGGCGGCTAATTCCTTTTCCTTCACTTCAAGGGTCTTTCGATCCTCGTCGAGTTGCTGTTGAGTCTTTTTCAAATCGTCCTCCTTGAAATGATCTTCGTTGCCTGATGCCTGATCAGGCTTTGATTGCGGAATAAAGTTTGATAGCTCGATACAGACAGTGCCTTCTTCGTTCCCCGAAAAAGCAACCGATTTCAAACCTGGAATTGCCGGAGCGGCTGCACCAAGAAAACCGATGTGTCTCAGGTAATAAGCGCCGGGCTTGGGATTTGACGGATGCTCAGGCGGGAACAAACTTGCCGAGACTTTACGAAACCGACCGTTGGCGACCATCTCGGTGAACTCTGGAGCCAGCTTTTCAGGATCAGCCTGCAAAGAGCTGTTCGCGCACTCAACCGACTTCACCCAGCCAAACGCAGGATCGTTATCCTTCGGGTGACCAACCACGATGGGGGATGCAAAAACGGCCGGATCGTAAGCTTGCGCGATTGCGACTAGATCAGCCGTCTTGAAGGCATACTCGTTGCCGTGCATGTCCTTGAAAACGCCGGTTTTCAGAAAGTGAATGGGTTTCATGGCTGCTCCTTACTCGCACAAAAGTGTGCCGGTCGCGGCTGCGCTGTGCCCGATGAAATAGACTGTTGGCGTGGTAGTAGCAACCGTCATGAAGTCGGTCAGCGTGGCAGTGGCCACCAAATACGACACCCCGCTCGCAACCGAGGACGGGCCATAGTTTGCCCCGTTCGTATACACATACACTCGAAAGCGCTTTGTGCCGGTAGCGAGAGTCGGGACCCGCACTGCCGTATGTTGCGGAATGGAAAACGTGAAAGTGGCAGGAGTCAGATAACCGGTTCCGGCATTCTGGATAACCGGAACGACGTAATCGCTGTTAGTGGTTCTTTGCGATCCACCTGGAATGAAATCCCTGGCCTCGCCGCCGATCGCGGCGAGTGCCCCGCAAAGCATAACGGCA